TCCGTGCCAAACATGGCGTCCTCATTGACGATCACAGGTGGGATGCATTCGATGAAGCCGCCCACGCTGATATGGGTATCAAGCATGAACTGCCCCACGGCTCGGTGCAGCCGGGCCATGTCACCACGCAGGAAGGGGAACCGCGATCCGGCCAGCGCCGCACCAGTCTCCGGTTCGAAGCCGATCTTTGCGCCTAGTGTGGCGTGATCCTTGGGTTCGAAGAGCGGAATCGTGGGCTCGTAAAGGGTCGCCTGATTGTCCACCGGGACGAACTTGTCGAGAATGTTGGGAAGCTCGCACAGAAGCTGGTTGAGGTCCCCTTCGTAGATCGCTATGTGTTCTTCTTCGCGCTTGATCTTCTCGTTGAGTTCCCGCACTTTCGCCTTGGCGATTTCCGTCCATGCCGAATGCACCATGCCCATCCCGATTTCCTTGGTGATCCGGTTCCGATCGGCGAGGAGTTCTTGTGCGCGTGCCTTGTGATGTCGAACGTATTCGTCCAGCGACAGGATTTCGGACGCGACAGGATCAAGCCCTCGTCGCGCCATCTGGCGATCAAACTCGGCCGGGTCTGCCCGGATCATGCGAATGTCGTGCAAGTCAGTTATCCTTGTAACGCTGTTCGTCGCGGTCACGCCGCCATGCGACGTAGGTCAGTCCCAAGCTCCAGATGAGACAGGATGCAAGGAGAGCGTAACCGATCGAAATGAGGGTGTCCGACATTACCAGATCATCCGTCCGGTTGGGTTGTATTCGAAGATGTGCCAGACGAAGGGATCGTCGAGGATCGTCCCGTGGTAGTGGTGCATATTCGTAACCTCTTCACCGGTGGCGCGGATTTCGAATGTCCGTTCTTCGATGTCCTTGCCATGCTGTGGCTCCAGAGCCCACAGGCATTTTGTGCCGTTCGGGTCAAGCCCGACGTGCATGACTTGAGTGCCGAGAGGCAAGTTGATGGTGGTCGTATCAAAAAGCTTGTGCTTATGGATACGATACGGGACCATGCTGGTAGGAATCATGCTTCGGCTCTCCATTCGTCGATGTCTTCCCCGGTCTCCGGGTCATACCATTCCACCCACTCACCGTCTTCGAAGACTTCGAGGCCGCCGGCGTTGGCGTAGTCGGGCTTGATGTTGTTGTTGTATTGGAACAGGTCGTAGCGAGCCAGAGCGTCGATCATCTTGATCGCTTCCTCGGGGCTCTCCACCGGGACGTGAAACGACTTCATAGGCACCTGAGGGCACCACCAGACGCGCAGATCGCCTTCGACGGGATCAGTCATGACAAGGACTCCGCGTAGGTCCGGATTGCCATTCCTTCGGCGTTGAGAGCGAACTCCTTATACCGCTCGCCTTGGCGCATCTTGACCAGAGCCGGGCGGCGTCCGTTAGCCTTGGTCAGCCGGATCGCACAGGCTTCGGCACAGCCGAGTATGCAATAGTCCTCATCCAATCCGGTGATCGTCGAGATTTGAGCCCGGTTCAGCTTGTCGTAGATCGCCGAGATTTCAAGCGGATGCAGCATTGATACTTCCTTACCAGATTTGATCGAGCATACAGGCGGCGACGCCGACGAACATGCCGAGAACGTAGGTTGCGAAAATGTGTCCCCGCGTCGTGCGGACGATCTCACCAAACCAGTCGAAGATGTTCACAGTTCCTCCATCAGCTTCTGCCGCACCCATGCGAGGCGCTTCGGGTTTTCGTGCATCAACCCGTCGTCACCTTCCTGCCAGTAGTCGATCTCGTAGTTGAACGGGGTATCGCACTCTTGCCCGAACTGGTCTGACAGGAGATCACGTAGCTCATAGTAGAGCTTGGTTGATCGTTTTTCAGCGTGATAACACAACCCAAAAGAGCGGCAGAATCCACCTTCGGACGGCTTACCGGGGATAGCTCCACTGGTCGCCCAGTCATGCCAATCAGCAAGGAACTTGCTGAGGTCAGGACTCACGCCGTGGTTTCCTCAGCGAGCTTTTCGGTCGTGTCTTCGATGCCCGGCTCAGCCGGCACACCGAACTTGCCTTCCATCTTCATGACGATGAACTTGCGGCCGGGATGCAGCTTCGCCAGCCGCTCAGCTTCCGCCATGGCGAGTTCGCGGGTCGGATGGTAGAACTGGGGCCGGCGGCCGAACTTGGTCCAGATGCACCACGAGCCGATCTCCTGATAGGCGGCGCGGGGCGGTTCGGGGGTGAGATCGTTGGCGGTCACAGTGCCGGGTTCGCCACTGGTCATGAGGTCGGCCATCAGATTCATAGTTTGAACTCCTTTTGAGGGTTATCGATTTCAGCGAGGAAGGACTTGATAGCCATTCCGATTCCCTTGAGGCGCGGTAGATCAAGAAGATCACCATCGCGGTCGGCCCGCTCGATTTCCTCTTGAAAGAGTTCGAGCCCATGGCGCTTGACCAGAACGTAACCAGCAGCCCGGTCGGAATCAGCAACAGCACGCGCCAGTCCATTCTCGAAGCCCGGAAGGTTATCTTCGAAAGCGAAGGCGATCGCAGCAGCCCGCCGGTGGGTGATCTCGTCGTTCATTCGGACGGCCTCATATACTTGGCAGCGATCTGGAGAACACCATCCCAGTTGTCGGTGTCGAACGCTGCTTGCAAAAATTCCGCGTCCTTCAACTGCTCTTCGGGGATGCTGATCAAGCCTCGGTGGACCAAAGGTCCCACCTCATCGAGCGGCATCATCGGCACCTCGGCAGCCAGCCATTCGCGCTGCTTCGGTTCCATCAGCGTGCCGATGACGCACGGCGAATTATATTCACACGAGCCCATATGCGGCTTACAGGCTTCGAGATGTGCCGGGGTGAGGTCGTTCAGGTCGATCTTGATGGGCAGCATGTCAGTAGGTCCTCACCGTATAGCCCTTGCCCCACCCCACCCACGTCCCGCATACGACGCCCTTGACGGAGCGCCCGGTCGGTCCTTTGGCGGTGAACTTATTGGCGGTGGTGTCATCCCGGCCGCAGCCAAACATATCATGTCCTCCGACGACGATCTCGGTGTAACCCTGATCGGTCAGAACCCGCTCCACCTCATCGCGAGGCGCGGTGCAACCGGTAGCGAGGGCAGCCAAAGCAGCGAAGGCAGTCAACTTCTTCATCATGCGGCTTCCTTGTTCATGTATTTACCGGCGATCCTGACGAGATCATCCCAGCGGCTCTGGTCGAACGCCCGCTGCAAATCCAACGCGTCGCTGATCTGGTCTTCCGGAATTTCCAGAATACCGTCTGACTTGAGAGTGAGGACTGAGGCAAAGGGCCGGTAGTTGCGTTCGTCCGGTGTCATCAGCGTGCCGATGATGCACGGTGCGGTGTTGTGGGAATGGCCCAGCACGGGGGCGCATTCGTCGAAGTGGGCTTGGGTGAGATCGCGGAGGTCGATCTTGATCTTGACTTCGCTCATTCACCTTCTCCGGTGTTCGGGATCATTTCGTCCAGCGATCGGCACATCTGGCGAACGGGGCAACGCTGGATTTCGCCCTTCATGGCGCGACCTTGCTCGATCAAACGGTCGGGCTCCAGTTGGGCCCGGATGTTCTCAAGCATGGTGATCGGGACAAGAACCATCCCATGCGGGATGTAGATTTTCTCTTGTGTCGTCGTCATGGTGTGTCTCCCCTGTTACTGTGCGAATCGGATAGGACGTTTCTTCCGGTTAGGCAAGCGGCATTTTAACTGATTTCGGCTGGATCAACCGCAGACCGTCGATGAGGCTGTCGGCATCTGAGGAGATGTTGTCCGCCCAGTCGCTCAACAGCATCTGGTTAGCTGGTGTATGTAGCTGCTCCTCAGCTTCCATCATCTCGTCCATCAGTCGCTCAGCGCTGCGCTTGATAGTCTCGGCGCGTCGCCGCCATGAGCGTAGCTGGTTGGGCGTGATGGTCATCCTTCAAATTCCTTCATCATTGCGATGGCCGCTGCGCGGTTTGCAGCTACACGCAGAGGATCAGTCGGGCAGTGAGACCAGTCGCGAGCAATCGTTTGAAGGGGCTTGAGAGCGGTGGTGATCTCATCGATCGCCGCACCAAACTCTGCTTGGTAGGTTTCATCGTCCCAGACGAACGAACCCCGGCCCGGCTCTGACAGCCACATACGCGACTGAACCGCCTTGAGGATCAGATTAACACCGATCGCGACCTTGTAGCGCTCGATGTCCAACAGGTCTTGCAGCTTCTTGGCATCCTCTCGGGCGTTGCGGGTTTGGAAGCCAAGGTCGTATTCGGCCGGCGTTGCAGGGCGTTGTTCGGTGACCGATTCGTGAGGGTCTTGGGTAAGGGACCAATACCATTGACCGTCCGGTCCCATGTAGGTCCAGCCATGCGGGGCAGTATCGCTCATGTCTTGTTCCCCTCAAACTTCTCACGCAACCGCTCGTAAGTCGCCAACTCATTGGCTTCCCGCTGTTCCTTCTTCAACTGTTTCTCCCGATCGGCTGCTTCCCCGGTCTTCCGAGCTTCTTCGGCGAGCCGGGCACGTTCGTCGTCGCGCCAGTCACATCCGAGGTAGTTGATTGGGAGCGTAATATATTCATATTCACCACCACCATTCCAAGACCAGAAGAAGCGTAGTGAAAGGATCGGGGTTCCGATTCCCCAATCGGGGCCTTCTTGGCCGGAATAGTTGGTTCCACAGAAGGTGTCCTGCTCGTAACCGTCGAAACGATAATCCGACGACAGTGCTTTCCCTTCACGCATGAAGTAGAGTTCGCGTCCAAGGGCCGCTAATTCGGTCCGGATGCTGATCATCTCTTTCTCAGCGGCTTCGATTCGGGCAAGGCTTATCGATGGTTCGGTCATGTCGCGGTCCTCCGTTTGATGATTGCTTTGCGGATGGCAGCGTTCGCGAACCAACCTGCCCACGAGCGTCCCATACGGAAGCGGCGGCGGAGGCGGACCTGACGCATGAAGGGCACTTCGTCGTAGCGCGCCTCTTCGACGGCTCGGCCGGCAAAGGGGTGTGGTTGGTTGGGGAACCTAAGCTGGTTCATCAGGGGTCTCCTGCATAAGCACCACCTTGCGGCTGGTGAGAGCGCGCTTCACCGCGCTCGGCACTTCGTTCAAAGCCATGATGTCGAGGCCATAGGTCTGACCCCACGGAACAGCTTCCCACAGGTTGTCCAGTAGCTTATCGACCTTTTCCAAGAGACCCAGAAAAGTCCCAACTTCTTGCAAGGCTACGAAAAGCTCCTGCGCGAGTCGATCTTCATTGATCGAAGATGCCTCGTTCTCCTGTTTCAGAGCCTTGAGGACCGCGTAAAGGTCGCCACCATGCATCCACGGCATGTCCAGTTCGTTCAGGCTGGCGAGCATTTCCTGCTCGATCTCGCGGAGCCAGTCCGCATCGTTGCTGCTACCGAAGTAGGTCCGATCGCCTTCTTCTTCGAGACCGAGAACGACACCACCGATCTGGCTGCGGAACCGCTCGATGAGATTGGCCTGATGCACAATCTCAGCTTCCAGTTCGCTCCGGCTCATTGCCGAAAGGTCGAAAGTCAGTGGTTCGTCAATTCCGGTGCCGGGCATATCTTGTCTCCTGATTCGTTGTTGATGTGAATCGATTAGGACAAATCTTCCGGTTCGTCAAACACTATTTCGGCGGCTCAAGAGCCCGGTCGATCTGGTTTGAAAGTCCTTGGGCCTCAGCGCATTCGCGCTCGTAGGCGTCACCATAGCCGCAAAATTCGAGGTGATCACGAGCAGCTTCAAGAGCTTCACGGAGACCATCGGAGGTTGCTAGAATATCAGCCAACAACGCGACATCCACAACGACAGGGCCCCACGGAATACTATTGACGGCATCCCTCAACTCTTTGATTTTGTCAGTTGTTTCAGTCACTTGTTTCCTCCTCGTAATCGAACTTGTCACTGTCTCCATATCGATCGTCGCCATTTTCGACGGTGAAGAAGTGGGTGCTGCACAGGAAGTCAGGCGTCTTCGGGAGCTTGGGCGTCAATGACGTATCGAAGATGCGGAGCCGGTCGTTGGGATAGGCACAGAACTGACCGTTCTCCAGTTCCACGATGTTCATCGACTTGTGTTCGCTCGGCGTCTCGCTGGTGCTGTAGTCCACCGCGTCAGGATCGCAGTGATAGTTGTCCAGCGTGCAGACATAGGTCCCCCGCATGTTCCCACCCGATCGCAGCCGGGCTTCGAACGCCATACTGGCGGTGAACTGCTTGACCACAGCGACGATCCCGTAGTCCATGCAGTTCCAGTATTGCAGATCAGTCAGGGGAAGATCAGGCGTCGGCGTCTCAGGGGAGGACACGAAGGCGCTGATAGGCAGCTTGTCGAACATGGCCCCATACTCGGGAAGATAGGTCTCGAAGTAGAGCGCCCGGCCGGCGATGCTCTTGGCAGTCACCCACACGCCTTTGACGAACTCGCCATGGCCGTCTTGGAGGTTTCGCAGATACTCCTTGCGGACGTAGACGTGTTGGGCGGGGAGGTTGGTAATCAGGGTTCCCATTATTCACTCTCTTCTCGGGCAGCCAACATCTTGGCAGCCAGTGTGTTCAGCTTGTCGGCGAGCATGATGGCATCAGCCGGTTCGAGGAAGGTCAACCACCACTCCGGTGCGCCCCGGCTGGCTTCCCAAGCTTCCTCAGGCGTCTTGCCCATACCTTCCTGATAGCCGTCCCGGCAGCCGCGAATGACGACGGCAGAGACTTGGGGAGAAACCACGTCACCGATCAGGATGACGCCGCCGACGAACGGGATAAGCTGGGGCCGGTGTTGCTCAAACGCCGTCCAGTCGCGGTAGTGCGTGATGCACATCTCCGGGCGGTGAGGCCAATCGCGCCACACAGACGCTGACGCATTTTCGATGCGGCGCTCGGTTGTGCCATCGCCCCACATGATCTCAACGTCATGCCCTTCGGGGACCGGGCAAGTGCTGCTCCCGTTGTGTTTGATCCAGTCAGGTTCATTGGTGGGATACATTGTCGGTCTCCTATACTCGGGGCTTGTTGGGTTGGTTGAGGGGTAAGGTGAAGCAGTGATAAAGCCCGTGGACCACCAGCATCCCGGATAGGTTAGCAGCTATGTCAGTCTGCCGCACATCGACCCGGCCGCAGGTGCAGGGCGTCTCACGCACGGTGTTCGGCTTCCATCGCTTCCACCGCGTCCTTCATGATGGCGATCGTCACCTTGCGATAGTCCGGGAAGGTCCGGCGGTAGCCTGCCATTTCTTCTTCACCGTTCGCCCAGCGGACACGCATCCGGAGCGTCACTTCGTCACCCTTGAACTCGCAGTCCAGAACGCGCATCGCAGTCTTGCCGTGTTTGTTCGCCGTCCGGTGCCAGCGCTTCTGGAAATCGAATTGGCGATCCGTCCAGTAATAGCGTTCGCGAAGATCGCGGCGCGGCATGAACGACAGTCCGACATTAGACCACCAACACAACTCACCGTCTTCGAGGCTTTCGATCAGGTAGCGATAGGAGCCCTCAGGGAATCGTTCGATCGTCCGCAGCCAGCCGATGCTCCACTTCGACGGAGGGGCGCTTTCGAGGATCACCAAATCGCCGGGTAGGGCGTGATGGCTGTCCGCACCATACCCGGTCGGGACGAAGCCCTTGAGTGATGGTGAGTTGCTCCCGTATTCCTTGTCGGGTTCCCAGTTGTGCGTGATGTAGAACGACAGGATGTCGCTCATGATGAGGGTCCGGGCCCGGTTGCGGTCGAACTTCTTTATCACAACCGGCCCTTCGCGTTTTTCGAAAGCCCTTCCGGGTTCCAGTAGCATTCGAACGAGGGGTAGTAATCATCCACGTTCGAGGTTCCGACCGAGAAGATCAGGATGCCGGTTTCCTTGCTACGCATCTCAAGGATGTCATCCACATCGGTAAACGAGCAGATCACCGGTTCCTGAATGTGGGTGATGTTGGCACCATTATAGCCAATCTCGTAAGGTCCGCCCGGATAGCTGATCAATGCCCCGGCGCTCGACCGGTAGCCGTCGTTGGAGTCTTCAAAGACCATGTAGGTCCGGTCGGAGAGCGTGAAGAGAACACCGCTTGCATCCGGATCGAACGGATGGCGGACTTCCATGAAAGGAACAGTTTCGAGAACTGCTTCACCAACCAAGTCGGAAAGTTCTTTCGGGTATTCCTTCACCTTGTTTCTCCTTATATTTCTTCGAATGTTGGTTCGCCATCCAGTCGAATGTTTGCTGGATTAAATGGACAGAGTTTGCGGTCGGCGATCTGGCGGTTTAACTCATCGCGAAGTGCGATCATGCCCTTGTAAGATTCAGCCCATGTAATGCCTTCGGGGATGTGCGTGTCGTCATGGACATGCCAGTCCACTCCGTCGGTCTCGACCCGCAGGTTCATGGCAATCAAGGTCTTCACGGAGCATGGAATCCGTTGGAGCAGAACTCAGGTGAGACTCCCTTGCAGGTCGGACATTCTTCGGACGAAAGCCGGCTATCATCCAACCGCATCCGCAGTCGCTCGATCGTCTTGAGGAGCGCTTCGCGTTGTTTCTTATCCACAGCCATGTAGGCGATCCGCTCCAACGCCAATATCTCGTCGGACATTATGTCGATATGGTAGTTCCAGTTGGGCGTGATGTTCATTCGACAAGTTCCTCTTTGACCACAACCATGGAACAAACTCCCTTGGCTGCTGAATCCAGCGCGGTGAAATAACCAGCCCAGTAGCGACGCCAGAACAGTTCGCCCATATCGGGTTTGCTCTCTTCTTCCTGCCACGCTAAGGCGGCTCCATCCGCCAAGGTCCGAAGCCACCTCTCGGTATCTTGCAAGGCCAATTCCCGTGCCCGGACAAAGCCGTTTCGAAATCCGTTGGACCAAGGGATACGGTTTCGATCATCTTGAAACACAGCGCCTTCGATGGCTTTTTCGAGTTCGATTTCCACCAACGGGACAGGATCAGGCTCGGGCCGGATAAGGCCACGCTCGCGGTAGGGAGCCACCCACGTTTCGAAGTTGAGCGCGGTATCAGCACCCATCCAGATGTTGCGCCATTCTTCCACTGTCAAAAGGACAGGTTCCACGGTTTTCATCAGCTTACCCCTTCGCGATCAGATAGCCCGTCTTGAATGACTTCCCGGTTCCGCTTGACGTTGACGCCAAGGTAGGTCTCGATGTGGAAGTCTTCGTCCGCAGCGGCGAGGATTGCTTCAGCTACTTCCTTGTCACGCTCGGCCGATCGGCGGATGATGGCGATCATCTCAGCGGCTGGCACCCGGCCCCACTCAGCCCGTCCGGCATGATAGGGTAGGTTGGGGAGATGGATCGATGTCATGCGCTCGCTCATGTCCGGGCTCCCCCTGCCCGGATCAGGAAGCCTCGGGGGTTGATCCACCAGACGCCGGTTTCGATCCGGGTCTGGACGATGTTGTTGACATCCTTGTCTCCACAAAGAAGCTCCCGCTCAGCACTTCGTTGGGCGACGCCATCGATCAGATAGGATTGCTGCTCTTCCAGTTCGGCGATGCGCGCTCGCAGGGTGGTGATCTCAGCATCTTGCGTGGGCATAACAGCCATCACCGTATCGACGATCTCATCCAACCTTTCATCAATCGGAACGAAATCATTCTGGCTCATTGTCCCGACGGACCACGCTTCCCACACGCGGGTGCAATCGTAGACGCCAACAAGTTCTGAACCGATCGCTTCCAGAAGCCTCTCTCGAAGCTGCTCGCTCGTAGTGGGACTCATACCGTCACGAGCCTGTAACTCAGCGATAAGTTCCGATACGATCGTGTATTTCCCTTCCCACTCATCGGCTTGCAGAGAGAGGGCATCGTTGCGTTCCCGCAGGTTGGCAATCTCGGCGTCCCTGCTTTCGACAGCGATCGCGATCAATCGGTTGATCTGCTCAGCCATCGCGTCGCGATGCACCGTCACGTAGCCGGCCTCGTTGTCGGAGCGGGTGATTACCTGCACGACATCCTCGTATTGAGCCCACAAGGGGTGTCCCTCGAACAATTCATCAGGATAAAGGTCGTCGTCGATACACAGCGCCCTCGCCCGGCGTTCTTTCATCTGTTCAGGAGTCTCGGTCACGGTGTGTTCTCCATCAATACCCGCAGGCATTCCTTGGCTCCCAGTAGGGTCGGGTCACCCTTCTCGAAGCGATAGCCCCAATGCTTGCCGGTGTCCTGACCGTCGCCGGTGAAGATGACGGTTCCGTTCAAACCAATCTCTTTCATGAAGGCGAGTGCCCAATCCTCGCAGAGGTAATCGGCGTGTTCCATGGCGTCGCCGTCGAACTCCAGCGGGCCGTCTTCCGTCTCGTAGAGTTCGTGGTAGTTCTCTGAGGCGAGGGCGTTGAAGCGGAGTCGATCGTTGGATGTGATGTGTGTGTCGTTGAAGACAGTCCAGATGTTCCAGCCCATTATGCATCCTCTTCGGTTGGTGTATGCTCCAGCCCAAATTCCTTAGCCCGGCGTTTGAACTCTTCGACTTCCGCGTGCGTGATCCACGACATACCACCACTTGTTGCGTAGGCCATATCGTCACACAATTTGTTGAAGCCAGCGCGAAGCCGGGCGTTATCCTGACCCAGCTTTACCGCCACGTCAATCAGAGGTGATGTAATCTCCTCTTCGAACCGGGCGAACGCTTCCCGGAAGAGGCTGGTATCATCAGGCTCAGAATAGATGTTGGAGTAGCCGGCTTGCTGCAACAGTCTAGCCATCTCATCCGAGAGGCAGTCGGCAGCCTCACGGGCGGCTGGTGTGATTGACTTGTTCACCCTTCTTCTCCGTTTGTGAGTTGATCCAACCGGATCATGTGAGGGCAGCGAAGTTCTTCGCCCGGATAACGAGAGCGCACGTCTGCGATCAGAGACCGGCTTGCGGCTTCCAGATCAGCGATGCGATCCAGAAGAGGTGAGGTGATCTCGTATTCGAACTGTGCAAAGACTTCGGCCGTCGTCCGGAAGCCCTTGCGTTCTCGGATCGTCTTGGCGACGCCATGCTGACCAAGGAACTCGTAGAACTTGGCGGCGGCTTCGATGGCGGCTGGTGACGGGGTGATCATGTGACCGGTTCCTTCATATACTTGGACGCGATCTGCAAGACGCTATCCCAGTCGTGGGAGTCGAAGTATTCTTGGATGTCAACGGCATCTTCCATCTGCTCGGGAGGGATGATGAAGACGCCTTGTTCCACGAAGTAGCGAACATCATCAGCATCCTCAGAATACGCCTCGACGCGTGTCCGCTCCATAGGGGTCATCAAAGAGCCGATGACGCATGGCGAAGCGTAGTTGCATTCACCCATATAAGGCCGGCACTCAGCCAGCCGGGCCGGGGTGAGGTTGTTGAGGTCGATGGTGATCTTCGTCATGGTAAGGCCCTTACTTACGGGGTTTGATGATATGGAACTTGAAAGCGGCTTCGACCTTCTCGACCAGTTCGCCCATGCTGTTGGCGTGGAAGCAGAAGTAGGGGTTCTCATTTCGAACAGCGAAATAGGTCCCGTCGTCAGCCTTCCGCATCTCGAAAAGATGACTGGTCTCATGCTCGTAGTAGATCACAGTGTTAGACATCAATGACCTCCACAGGCTCGGGAATGTAGGCGACGATCTTGAACGGTAACCTTCCCCGTTGGTTCG